TTCTTTTAAAGTACCTAATTTACCTCCAGTTTTTATTGAAATGTTAGTTAAACCAGGCATAGGAACTAAACCAAAATCAGTTCCTCCTATACCATAAGCACCATCAGGGCCTACTCCTGATCGTAAAATATAAGAATCTGCTCCTCCTAAATGGTTTAATACTCCTCCTTGTAAAATATATTTTTTAGAAAGTTCATTTCCTTCTAATCCTTGATATCTTTTATTTCCAGATTTAACATTAGCACCTGAACTAATTCTTATCCAAACATTTTTATTTGATAACCAGTTTAATTCAGATGAACTTCTGTAATCTTTATTAACTAAAGCTTTACGTTTTTCTATTTGAGTAGCTACATAGGGTTGAAAGGATGAACCTGCAATATTAGTATAATCTAAATTAGCCATAACTTATTATATATTATTTGATTGATCAAATTTTGATAAAAGAATTGATAGATCTTTAGGTATTCTTAAATATACTCCTGTTGGTGGATAAATTGAATCACCTTCTAAATTATTAGCCATAGCTACAACCCACCATAAAGTAGCATCTCCATAAAAATCAAATGCTATATTATCTAATCTATCTGTTACTCCTGTTAAAATATAATTATCATCTGATTGAGCTTCAATATCAGGATAATAAGTAGGAACATACATTGTTCTACCTGATGTTGAAGTTATTCCTGTGTTATTTTTAGTAGTGGAGATAGCTTGATATCTACTTGACATAATTTATGTTTTGATATAAATATGTAAGATAAAAAAGGCTCCTAATGGAGCCTATTATGCTAAATTAAAATCTCTTCTAGCTAAATAATTATTTGCTACTGCTTCAGAAACTATAATTGGTTGTTTTAAACCTTTTTGGGGTAATTTATCCATTATAGGTTTAAAGTTCATTTGAATTTTTAATATTTGCGGAACCTCCATTTGTCCTTTATCATTATTAGCTACATTTGAATTTTGTGGAAGTAAACCTACAGCCTGACGTGCAAAATCTTGACGTGCAAGTTCAGGTTGTCTCATTTTAATTTCCCAAGGATAATTATCTTCTACACTTATATTCATAGTAGTAATAACACCTGTAGTTCTATAGAAATACTCTCCTATAGTTAATTTATGAAGACTACCTCTCATAAATCCTGTACCTTCTTGATAGTCAGGGTGTAAAGTAGATGCTAAATAGTTTACTTTTTGATAAATTTTTTCCATTTCTTGAACGGATTGTGCAGCTACTATAAAAGTAAAACTAACGTCTCTTGTAAATCCTTGGTATGTGTAAAAGTTTTCACCCCTACCCATATATTTTTTAGCATCCCAATCAGCTCCTATATTATCTGAGAAGTTAGTGATGTATGCTCTAAAGTGCATTCTACTAGTTTCTTTAGGGTGACCATTATCTATAGCTTCTATACAGAATTTAATTAAATCTCTAACTGCAGGACTATCTTGTTCAACAGGAGTATCAATACTTCTTCTATAGATAGGAGACATATTAATTTTATCTTGCCCATCAGAAAAAGGAACATAAAAGTTACTTCTAGTATTACTAGGTCTAGCTCCAGGGCTTCCAACTCCAATTCTAGATTCTATTTTAAATCCATTTCCATTAGGACCTTCTGCAGTATAATTAACACTTTTAGCTAATGCTTGAACGGTTGGATCATTAGTTTGAGATCTAAAGTCTTGAGTTTTCCCAAATACTGTAAGATCATTACCTTTAGAAGCTAATAAAGCACTATAACCCATTGTATTATTAAACTGATTTATAGTACCTTCAAATTCAGTTGGGGTTTTTTCTGGTCGTATAAAATCTTTAGAAGATTGTTGAAATGAATTTTTAGGGTACTTACTATCACCAAAGGGATTATCAGTAAAATCAATATTTTCTTGTCCTCCTGACAAGTTTATTTGAGTAGGTACAAATGGGGTATTTAATGAAGCATTATTAACAGTAGTAGGAGTGCCAAGAGGGGGAGGGTTAAATTTAGTTCTATATAATCCCCCTTTAAATAAACCTGCTATTTGATTGGTTTTTATATAATCAGTTAACCCTAAAGTTTCTAAGTAATTTATACCTGTTGTTGGAGAAATTTGTCTAAAGCTAGGATTATAGTTAGCATTAATAGATCCTTTAGAGATATAATCTTCAAATGAATCTTTAGTATTTGTAGTTCTGAAGATAGTTGTATTGCCATCTCCATATAACGAATCAGGTCCTCCAACATAATCAAATAGAAGATTATCATCAAATGCAGAAATTCCTAATTTAGTTATATTAGAATCAAGAGATAATCCTGCTGTATCGGTACTGACTTTAGTATTATATAGGGCTACTAATCTGTTTTGATTAGTATCTTTATGTGATACAATATACTCGTATTTAGCTTGTGGGTTATCAGATCCTAATTCATTAGCATTAGCGCCTGGTCTTGGTATATGAATTCCACTTCCTTGCTCAAGTACTTGTGCTAATAAATTAGCATTTAAATTATATGTTTGAGTATTTAATCTAGAGGCTAATCCTCCTGTCTCAATTTTAGGATTTGATTTTTGTAATTGAACTTGTTTTGTAGTAAATACAGTACCTTTAGGAAAATCAGTTAAAAAACGGGATACTCTTACGGTATCTTCAGTAGAAGCTACAGTCCAATATTGCCCACCTCTTAATGGCCAATCTACACTATTTCTCGCGATACCAGCAAGGTATTCACCCGCAGGAGAATCTTCGGGTAATCCGGTTTGGATGTAAGGTAGTCCACTAGTGCCTCCTCCTTGAGTATCATTTCCAAACCTTAGTGATTTTAAATTTGTTCTAAGGTTAATTAAGCCCATTTATTATCCTGGTAGATTATCTATGTATCCTTGTCCTGGGTTGCTTCTGTAAATAGCAGTATTAAGTGGATCTTTTTCTTCTAATTGTGAAGGAGTATATGTTACTGCAGGAGCTTGTAGTCCTTCAACTCCACCTACAATAATATTATTAGATACGTTGGGTTGTCCATTAGTAGAGAATAAATTATGACGAGTAAATCCAGGTTGATTATTTTCTACAGTTGAAGGAACTGGTCCTCCACTATACCCTAAATTACTTTCTCCTGATTGTAGTTTATTAATTAATCCCATTTTGTTATGTTTTATTGTTTATAATAAATATTGTAAAGTTATATTTTACGTGTACCTATTCCCATTTGGGTGTTTAGTTCGGTTTGGCCCATTTTTAGTGAAATTCCTGCTATGGCTTTAGCATTTTCTCGAGCCATTTTTTCATAATCCCAAGTAAATTTTGACTCAGTGGATTGTTGATTATTAACTACTACAGTTTTAGGTTGTCTAACCATTTGAGAAGCACCTGGAAAAGCTACTAAATCGTCATTTTTACTTAATTCAAATAATCCTCCTTCTTTAGTAGAAATTTGGGTTTTACCATCTGCTGGTGAGTTAATATCTCCTGCAGGTTTCATTTGGGAATATACTAAAGCTCCTATACCCCCTGCTATAGCTAAACCTGCAAGTGCTTGGAAAGGATTAGCTATAGCCCAAGCAGCAGCTTGAGCCACATAAATTCCTAATAGTCTTAGAGCGGGGATTATTAGTAGACCCATATACTTTATAGAATCTATAAATCCTTTTACTAATTGAACTGTTACAATAGTACCTATAGCTCCCATTATTCCATAAAATATATAAGCATTATCTATTAAACTAACCATTGCTTCTAAGGGTCCTGCTAATAATTCAGTCATTTTTTCTATAGACTTATTAATAGAGTCTTGAAGAGTTAATCTTTTTATATCTGAGAGTTCAAGATTGGTATTTTGGGCTATTTGTTCTGCTGTTAAACCTTGTCTTAATTGGTCAGTAACATACATATCTGCTAATTCTTTACGAGATAATCCTAAAGTTTTAGCAATAGCTTCTTGTTCTAATCTATTATCAGTAGCAAAAGATGATATTACGTTTTGATTTTTAGCTATTTCTTTACCTAATTTATCAGTTTGATTAGTTAAAGCATAATAACGAGCTGCTTCTAAATTCAATTGTTTACCTGTAATTACTTCAGCTTCAAATTCTGCAGCTATTGATTGTTCTACATTAAGTAAATTATCAGCTATTTTATCTACTTGTTCTAAACTTAAACCTAAATTATTAGCTTGTCTTACAGCCTCAGCTAATCTATCAGGATTTTTTCCTAAAGAAACTGCTATTTCAGTTGATGTACTATAAACGTTTTTTAAAACACCATTAACATTTAAAGCACTTTTATTAGTAGCATTAAAATTATTAGTACCTTTAACTATAGAAGCATTTATATCATTTAAATTTTTTCCATAAATTTTAGAAAAAATAGCTGCTTGATTAGCTTGCTCTTGGGTAGCACCCATTGAAGTAACCATTTCAGCAGCAGTAGCTAATGTATCAGAAGGAAATATACTTTGAGCATTAAAACCTAACTTTTCTGTTAAAGAAACAGCAGTTTTAATATAATCAACACTAGTAATTAATTGAGTATTAAGTTGACTTTGTAAAGTTATACTGTTTCCTGTTAATCTTCTAAAATCAGTTTGTGCTTCATTTAATTTAAAGAAACTATCTACAGTTTTAGCTATTATGGCATCAGTTAAATTTACTAAAGTAAATTCTTCTTTTAAAGAAGATAAAATATTTTTATACTTACTAGATTGTTTCTCTAATTCTCTATTTTGAGCTCTCAAAGAAACTATTTGATCTCTTAATTCTTTTCTTCTAACTACATCAACAGCTGATGTGTTTTTATATTCTTCATTAAGGTCTTTAAGAACATCTTGGTTTAATTTTATTTGGAGTTTAGCATCTTTTGTTTTTTGAATAGCTTCAGATATTGATTTAGATACTCCCCCAAATCCTAGTTTTTCTAAAAATTTACCTGCTCCCTCTAATCCTTGACCTAATAAACCTATTTCTTTATTTACTTGTTTTTGTAATTCAAGAGTTCGATTTACAGCTATATTAAAGGTTTCTTGTTCATCTAAAGCAGCTTGAGCATTTCTTAAATCTTCTTGACTTAATTGACCACTTCTAATAGCTAATTTTAATTCTTCAAATCTTATTCTAGCTTGATTTTGAAGATTTTTTAGTTGTTTTTCAGATAATGAAGTTTCTCCTCGTCTATAATCTACTATTTGACGAGATATATCTGATATACTATTAATTGATTTTTTAGAAGTATTTAGGTAAGTGTTTTGGCGAGATAATTCATTAACAACATCTTTAAAACTTTTAGCTATATAATCTAAGTCTCCAGAAGCTTCTCTAAATTCTTGACGTAAAGCTTTAACAGTAAGTAATGCTTTATCTAAATCTTTAGGATCAAAAGGAGTTAAAGGTTTTTCTCCTAATTGTCTTCTAAGAGCAGCTATTTCTTGATTTAAAGCATTTATATCTTGAGCCATAATAATCTTAATATATAATATAAATATGAAAAGTCCCTATTTTTTAGGGACTTTAGTTTCATAAGTACTAGTATTGGGAATATTAGGTCTAGCTATTTCAGCTGCATTTTTATTTGTTAACTGATTATTTTGTTTTTCTATTTGTTCTTGTTCCTTATCATACCATTCTTTTAATTTTTGAAAGGTAAAATTTCGGAGCCAAATAGGCATTTCATAAACAGTATCCCAACTATATCCACCTTTTCCATGAAATACTATTTCATTCATTTGGGTGAATAAATTTATTCTATAGGTTGATGTCAGGCCAAAAAAAGTTTAAAGAAATAGGTAATGTGATGTCCTCCCCGCCATCACCTTGAATTGTTAAATCTACATCAGGAGAAATTCTTTTAATTTCTTGACGTAATGATCTTGAGTCTCTAGCTAGTAATTCATTGTCTACAAATTCTCTAACTATTTTTCTGTCTGTATTACCCCCAACCGAAGTAATCATATACTTCAAACGAGTAGATAATTCAGGTGCACCACCATTTGGATATAGTTTTTTAAGCCCTTTTAACTCAGATTCAATCGCTTGTTCGTCACCATGAGTTAATAATTTAAACCCAACTTCTATACCAGAGGCTGGTAATGTATAGTAGAATTGATTTCCTTTGGTATAATCTACATCTTCAGGTAATTCTTTATCTTTTAGTGTAGTTAAATCTACATTATAAGTTCTACCATTAGCTTCAAATTCATACTCTTGACCATACCCTAAGATACGAGAAGCAATTAAGATTGCATTTTTATCACCAATTACTATATCTTTTAAATCTACTTTAGAGACAATTAATGATTCTAATAGTTTATCTAAAACAGTACCTTGTTGAATATAGTTTTGGTTAGTTAAAATATCTTCTTCACGAGCTGTCATATATTTCATTTCAATTTGACCGCTTGAAAGAGGATTATCTTTAGAGTAAAGTAAACCTTTTGAAGGTAGTTCTACAATTTCTGTAGGGAATTTTGTTTTTGCAACTTGATTTTCCATAAATTTTATTTGTGTTTATATATAAATATAGCAAATTAAAAAAAGCTCACAAATAAATGTGAGCTTCTTAATTTTATTTTTAAATTTTTTAGAAATTTAAAATACAATAATCCATTGCAATTGTCATAGAGATTTCTGCTGCAGCTTCACCTTGTGACCAATCATAGTCTCCAAATGTTGCTGATTTGATAAATGCACCTTTAATAATCCATTCACCTACTACATCACCTACAGGACCTAAGATATTCATTGTTAAATCTTTTTTGTAGAAATCTGAATATCCATCTCTACCTGTTACTGATTCGTGGGATAAACGCATCCATTCCATTACTGCTTGTGAACCAGCAGGAGCGATTGGATCATATAGAGCTAATGTCATATCATTCCATCTTACTTTACCTTTAATTTTACGGTAAACATTAATGTGATCTAATATGATTTCGTTTGCTTCAAATCCAGGAGCTGAAGCTTTTTTAATTAGATATGCTGGGATTCCATCTACATAAAGAATAAAGCGATTTGATACTTTAGGTTCAAATGCAGTGAACATTATTTCATTTGGGTTTAATACTGCCATTTTATATTAGGTATTATTTTTTATTATTATCTGTTTATAATAAATATTAGGAAAAAAAGCCCTTGTATTAGGGCTTTAATCCTAAATTTTCTTTATTCAAAAGTTGCACCTGTTGGTGTAACATTAAAGTCTAGTATAATAAACTCAGCAGTTCTAGTAGGTTGGATGAAAATTTGACCTAATAATTGATTTCTATCAATTACATCCGCAGTATTATTTGAATCATCCATTACTACTTTATAAGCAAATAAACCTTGTCTTTGTTGAATTGAGTCTAAATATGGGTTTACTTGTCTTAAGAATCTATTTCTTGTAGCAGCAGTATTTTGTTCAAATACTAATCCATTAGCTACTTGACCAATATATGATTTTAATTCAATTAATAATCTTCTAACATTAATTCTATCTAAAGCTGATGCTTTTTTCTGTAATGTTTTCTGACCATACGCTACTACACCTTGTCCTGGGAATGTAGCTAATGAATTAACTTTACCAGCATATAATGTATCTCTATCAGATGGAGATAATTTTCTTTCAGCTTGAATTACACTTAATCCACCTCTTGTAAATCCAGCAGGAGCGAACCATGGAGCACCTACTCTATCATTGTATGCATAAACACTTGGAATAATTGTTGATGGTGGAACCCATGTTAATTTTCCGGTATTAGGAGCACTAATTTGAACCCATGGATAATAAGTAGCAGCATATGAACTATCAATTGCAGTAGCATTATTAATTACTGTAGCTACATTATTTCCAAAAGCAGACATATCTACAATAGCAATACAATCTCCTCTGTCTTCAGCCATATTAGTTAATGAAGTAATAACTGAATTTCCTGTTGTAGCAGTAACACCTGGAGTAGTAATTATGTTAAATTTAAATTCATCAGTATTACCTAATAATGTAATAGATGATGTATAATCTGAATTTGATAATCCGTAAACTCCACAATTTGTTCCTGAAGCTCCACCAAACGATCCGCTTTGAGCTATTGGCAATGAAGCAGTATAAGAAGATACTGGGTTTCCATTATTATCAAAATAATTTGGAGTAGTATAATTAACTGTTTTTACTCTTACATATCTTGATTTATTAGTATAGTCTCCTGTTGTTTGTACATATCCATTATTTGTAGTTACAGATTGGTTACCAATTACAGCTTCAACATAATTTGATTGATTAGGATCTAATGATAATCCAGTCCATTGTTCTAATACTACTTTAGTATTAGCATTATCATCTCCTCTTCTAATTAATAAATCAAATGTACCACTTCCAGTATTAACATTTAATACTTCAAATCTTACATTATCAACTGAACCTGAGGCTAATGAGCTAGATGTTTCAGTACTAAAACTGTTATTAATGTTTCCTTGAGATAAAGTTTCTAATACTAATACAGTATTTGGTGTTGAATCAGAACCACCAGCAAAAGCTGATGAAGTTGGGAATCCAATACCATAACTACTAGTTAAAGATAAACTATTATATATACTACCAGCTTGTTTTGAAGTAATTACAATTGAACTACCTGAAAGGGAAGCTGTAAATAAGGATTTTATCTCAGTATTAACATTATTAATACCATTTAGTAATAAATTAGCCCATTGAGAAGTAGAGGTTATAGCAGGGATTCCATCAAAATCTCCATCACTAATACCAATAGATAATGTATTAGATCCACCGTTATATTGATAAGATCCGGTAACTATGTATGGATTATTTGTAATATAATAAGTAACATCACCAAAAGCTGTAGGAGTTGAAATTACAATATTATTCCATGATCCTGTTGAAGATGATTGAGTAACAAATGATGCAGAAGCAAATCCTCCAACTACTAAAGGTACATTATTAGTTATACTAGAAGTTGCAGGTGCAAATGTTCCACTTACTGCTCTAGTTACTAATAAAGTAGTACCACCTTGTTGGAAGTAATTATAAGCAGAGATTGATGTTAGATATTCGTAAGATGCCCCACCACTGATGAAAGACCCACCGAATTTATTTAAATAGTCACTATATGAAGTAACTAGAGTTGGAATTCTAACAGGACCTGATACTGTAGGTCCTATAATAGCTGCTCCCGCAGTAATAGGGCCTTGAGTAATTTGGGATTGGTCATTTTCTCTAGT